ATTGCATTAGCCATTCATGGCAATTTAAGAACTTTTTTGATGCCTCTTAGAGAAAATCCTTCACTAAGATTGTGTGATATTTTTTTACAAAACATAATAATTCCAAATTTATCAAATATTGATATTTTTATTTCCACCGATTGTAATGATTTTTATTATGACGATTTTCAATATTTTTGTGATGATAAAAAAATTGAAATAACAAATGGAAATAGCTTTAGACTGTATCCCAAAATTAAATTTGATTCTAAAAAAAATTGTAAGGATATAATTTATAAAGAATTAAATAAAATTCTTCCAAATATTAAAAATATATCAATAAATGATCCTGAAAATTTTGAAAATGATAAAAAAACAATCTTATTAAAAAAAGCTATAGAAAAAGGTAGAAGAGGAGCTGTACCAACCCAAATAGTTTCTCAATATAAAAAATTAAAAACTCTATACAATGATATTGAAAATTATGAAAATAAATTTAACGTAAAATATGATGCAATATTAAAAATAAGATTTGATTTACTCTATCCACACCACAATCCTTTAATTTTGAACTCATTAGATATAGATGAGAAAACAATTTATGTTCCGGGATGCCAAGGAAATTTAGTTTATGATTGGTTGGCTTATGGAAAAAAAGAAATATTAAAAAAATATTTTAATCTATACGATAATTTAGGATTTACTCTTGAGTATCCTTGTTGGCTGGTAGAAAACTGTTTTCAATGTGGTAAAACAGGAATATATGGCGATATGCCTTGCAATACTGGTTGGACAGATAAATGCCCAAACTGCAAAAATTCAGGAAATATATGGGCTGCAGATATAACGATATCGTCCGAATATCATATTTTTAAATTATATGATTTGATGAATGTTAAAATAAAAAATATAAACTATATGCCACTAGTTTATAGATATTTGGATTTAAATACTTCAGTTAATGTTGATGATATATTAAAAAATAATAATATGAAAAATGTTAAATTTGTATCTAAAACTGAAATAGGTCAAAGCGAATTAATACTATGAAAAAAGTCTGTATAATTGTACCAATACACCCAAAAGATTATAACTATGCTGAAAATTTTTTAAATAGTTTAGAATTGCATCCATTACAGGATGAAGCTGATATCTATTTTATTTTTAGTACAAATTTTGATTATCAGATATTTTATAACAGGTTTTTGAATTACAAAAGTTATAAATTTTTAATTTTAGAAAATATTTATGGATTTGAAGTTGTAAAAAATGCCCACATCCATGGAAGCGGTATAATCACATATAAAAAATTATGTGCAGTAAATGAGTTATATAAAAATTATGAATACTTATACGTTTGTGATTCTGAAATTTGTGCAATTCAAAAAATTAATTTATATAATTTTGCTAAACTTTTTGAAAAAGAAAAACAATTTTTTTGTACAACGAGTTCTGGGGTGAATCATATAATACAAAGTTGTTTTAAATACTTTCCTACAGAAAAAATTAAAAATATAGTTGAAAATAGTTTATATATCTGGTTTAATAATTTGCAGTGCTATATAAGTAGTTCTGTACCAGACTTTTTTTTAAAAATTAATTTTAATCCAAATGTAAATCAATTTGCATGGGAAGATTTTGATTATGTTGTATACAGTTATTATATGGTAGAACATCAAAATTTTTCATATAAAATATTAAACGATTATGTTCCACACACAAGTTTTTTGGATATTTTTCCATATGAAAAAAACAATAAATACTACGAATTAGTATCAAAAATATCAGAAGAAGATAGAAAAAAAATTATTTGGGTTCCTTATAATAAAGATTATATAAGTGAATTTCCAAATGCATGTTTAACGTTTCAATTAAATTGTAATAGTCCTATGTGAGATTTACTTATGAAAATAATTATTTGGGGTCATAAATTACATTCACACACACATTCATATATTCATGGTGCATTTTATAAAGCTTTTAAATATATGGGATACGACGTTCATTGGTTTGATGACAATGATATTGTAGAAAGTTCTTATTTTAAAAATTGTATATTCTTGACAGAGGGTCAGGTTGATAAAAATATACCAATAGATACTTCAAATAAATATATTTTGCATAATTGCAATTTATTAAAATATGCTGGGCAAAAATATTTAAATATACAAGTTTATACGAATGGAAAAGAAAATTCGCTCGGTGTAAGCGGAAATAAATTGGACACTTTTACATATTATGATTCAACAAAATCTATTCTTTACCAACCATGGGCAACAGATTTATTACCAGAAGAAATAGAAGAAACTTACATAAACAGTTGTGATAAAAATGCTTGTTGGGTCGGAAGTATCTGGGGCGGATATCATGGGAACGACACGGAACTAATTCCATTTGTTGATTCTTTAAAAAATAATTATTATAATTTTATTGTAAAAGACGGTAAAGCTCTATCTTTTGAAGAAAATAAAAATTTTATAAAAAATCACGAATTAGCTCCAACCATAGTCGGTCAATGGCAAAAAATAAATCACTATATTCCTTGTAGAATTTTTAAAAACATTAGTTATGGAAAACTGGGAATATCAAATAGTTTAGCTGTAAATGAATTGCTTGATTCAAATATTATATATTCAGAAAATTCTAACGAGTTGATCACAAAATATCTTGAAATTTCTGAAGAAAAAAGAAAACAGTTGTTTAACAATTCTGTTAAAATTGTAAAGAATAAACACACATATCTCAATAGAATAAACCAAATTTTAAATTTATTATGATACCTGTTGTTATTTATTCTAATACCGATTTTTTAGATATTCTTAATATCCAACATCAGCAAATGATCGGTGTTACTAATAAATATCTTTTAATAAACAGCACAGATAAATTAGATGATGATTTTTATAGAAAATACAACGGCGTGTATTTTTATAATGAACAAGAAACATATGCCTCTCGCTTGTTAAATACAGTTAATAAAATTAATTGTGAATATTTTTTGTGGACACATGAAAATGATATTTTTATTTCTGGCAAATTTAATTTATTAAAAGAATTAATTTCGATAATGAAAAAATGCAATATTGATAGAATAAATTTGCAAGCAAATGGAGGAAATGTACCTGTTGGTGGTAATGAGTGTATTGAAATAGATGAAAACAAATCAGCAGAAGAATGGATACACAGAGATCATGGATTTATTTCAACAAATCCTTTATTAATGTTGCACAACGCCAAAGGAACATATCAATATAATGTGAACCCAGCTTTATGGAAAAAAGAAACTTTTTTAGAGTTGTTAAATTTTTTTAAAAACTCTACCTACAGAAGCATAGAATACGATGTTGTCGATTATGTTCAAAAATTTAGAATTTATAATTTTAATAATAATTTTTCTTTAAATTCTGGGTATCAAAGATGTACACCCATATATAAATATTTACACGTAACTCATCACGGAAAATTATTAAGATATGATGAATCTATGTGCAATGAATATGGTCAATCTTATTCTGATTTATATAACGATTATACAAATATTATAATTAAACATAATTTAAAAAATAGCTCAAGACAATTTAGCTGATGTGTATTCATAAAAAATGTTGTTCTGTGTGTTTAGATAAAAATGTAAATTCGTTTTTATCATATAACATGCCAGCTTTCATGGGAGTTGTAGATGAATATTGTGAATCAAAAATAGAATTGATGATTTTTGAACAATGTCAAAATTGTAAAAATATACAAATAAAAAACAATATTAAAGATGATATCTTATATCAAAATAACCATAACATTGGTTTGGTTGGATCTATATGGAAAGAACATTATATAGAATTTGGTAAATTTGTTTCAAAAGTAGTAAAAGATAAAAACGTAATAGAAATATCAGATCCATCTTGCAAAATAGCTAGCTTATCAAGTGACTTTAAAAGTTGGTCAATTATAGAACCAAACCCAAATGAGTGCGAAGAATGCAAAAATGTAAAATTTATTAAAACTTTTTTAACATCAAACTATAAAACAAATGTTAGATATGACATATTAATACATTCTCATTTTATGGAGCATGTTGCAGATTTGCATTCCTTCATGGATCAGTGTAATAAATTATTGGCAGATGATGGATACATGTGTTTTTCTATTCCAAATTTTGATTATTTGGTTAGCAGTAATAAATGCCCGAATAATATTTTACATTTTGAACATACTATTTTTTTAAATGAAAAAATAATAATTTATTTTTTAAATTTCTATGGTTATACTTTAATTGAGTTTAAAAAATATTTAAATCATTCATTATTTTTTAAATTTAAAAAAACTAATAATAAAAAAAATACACTATTTGAACTGGTAGATTTAAAAAATATTTTTATTAAAAATCATGAATTTCATTTAAATAAAATATATGAAATAAATAATAAATTAAATGAGTTTCAAGAAGTTTATATTTTTGGTGCACATGTCAATAGTCAGTTTTACGTTTATAATGGGCTAAATAAATTATCTGGTGTATTAGACAATTCTCCATATAAAAAAAATAAATTTTTGTATGGAACAAATTATAAAGTATATTCACCAGACATTTTAATAAATAAAAAAAATGTTGGAGTAATATGTTCCCATATCGGTACTTACTATAAAGAAGTAATAGATGGCTTGACAACAAAAAATAAAAATTTGGTTATTTTATGAAAAATATTAATTTAATTATTTTTGATCTGGACGGAGTTTTAGTAAAAGCAAAAGAAATACATTTTGAAGCTTTAAATGAAGCCCTTGGTCCAAAATACAAAATTTCTTGGGAAGAGCATTTAAGCAAATATGATGGGCTTAAAACTAAACAAAAATTAGAAATGCTTTCAAAAGAAAAAAACTTACCAAAAGAATTTCACAATAAAATTTGGGATGATAAACAAAAATATACTATTAAAAAATTAAATGATTTATCTCCAAATCAAAGTTTAATTTTTTGTATTAAAAGTTTATCAGAGCAAGGTTACAAGATCGCTTGCTGCAGTAACAGTATAAGAAAAACTATTTTGATGGTTTTACATAAACTCAATATTATTGAATATTTTGATATCATTTTATCAAATGAAGATGTAAAAAACAGTAAACCACACCCAGAAATTTATTGGAAATGTATTTCTGAAATTGGTACATTACCAGAAAACACTTTAATAGTAGAAGATTCACCTCATGGGTTAATGGCTGCGTATAAAAGTAAAGCAAACGTATTACGTGTATCTTCTCCGGATGATGTTATAATTGAACTTATAGAATCAAAAATTGATGAGTTAAATAAAAAGAAAGATTTAAATATGCCAAAATGGTCCAATAAAAAAATGAATGTTTTAATTCCTATGGCTGGCGCAGGTTCTAGATTTGAAAAAGCCGGGTACAGTTTTCCAAAACCTCTTATTGACGTTAATGGAAAACCAATGATTCAAGTAGTTGTTGAAAACCTGAATATAGATGCAAATTATATTTTCATTGTTCAAAAACTTCATAGAGAAAAATATAATTTAGATGCTTTATTAAATTTGATATCTCCAAAATGTTCTATAATAGAAGTTGATGGACTGACAGAGGGTGCTGCATGTACAGCCCTAAAAGCCAAAAATATGATAAACAATGATGACCCATTGTTTTTTGCCAATAGCGATCAATTTGTAGAATGGGATTCCAATGAATTCATGTATAAAATGTTGGAAAGAAATGTAGATGGTGGAATAGTTACATTTAATTCAACTCACCCCAAATGGTCTTTTGCTAAAATTGATGATTGTGGATTCGTGACTGAGGTAGCAGAAAAAAATCCAATTTCTGATTTAGCTACGGTAGGATATTATTATTGGAAACATGGAAGAGATTTTGTAAAATATGCTGAAGAAATGATAGAAAAAAATATTAGAGTTAATAATGAATTTTATGTATGTCCAGTATTCAATCAAGCCATAAAAGATAATAAAAAAATTATTACATCAAATGCTTCAAAAATGTGGGGAATAGGTACTCCAGAAGATTTAAAGTATTTTGTAGACAATTATTCAAAATGATTTTGATATCGCATAGAGGAAATATAAATGGGCCAAACCCATTTGAAGAAAATAAACCTTCATATATTGATGATGCATTACTTAAAGGTTTTGAAGTTGAAATTGATATATGGAAAATAAATTCTAAATTATTTTTAGGCCATGATGAACCACAATATGAAATTGATACCATGTGGTTAGAAAAGAGAAAAAATTTTTTATGGATTCACACAAAAAATATTTTTTCTCTTTTAGAATTGCAAAAAACCAACTATAATTATTTTTGGCACGAAAATGATACAGTTACTTTAACAAGTAAAAAATACATATGGGCATATCCCGGAAAACAAAAAATAGTAAATAGTATTGCAGTTATGCCCGAAATACATAATGATGATATTAATGATTGTATAGGAATTTGTAGCGATTATATTTATAACTATGGAAAAAATTTCTGTAATAATACCAGCATACCTCCCAGATAAAAAATATATAAAATATTTGGAAAAAGCTGTAGAAAGTGTAAAGTGTCAAACTATAAAAAATATAAATTTAATTGTTGTTTTTAATGGGCCAATAAGTTTTGATATACCATCAACAACAACTATAAAATTAGATTACAAAACAAGCGCAGCAATATGCAGAAATATCGGTGCAGCATTAAGCATTGAATCAAAATATTTTTGTTTTTTGGATGCTGATGATTTTTTTAGCCCTACCAAATTAGAAAAACAATTAGAATTGGCAGAAAGTAAAAATTTAGATTTTGTTTTTACCGAAGCAACTAGAGTAGATTCGGAGAACAATCAATGCGGTAAATATAATTTTTTAAATAACGCATATAAAAATGATGAAATAAAAAATATATTGCATAGAGAAAATATTTTTATAACATCATCTTGTTTTATAAAAAAAGAATCTTTTTTAAAAACAGGAATGTTTCCGCCCACAAACGAATATAATTTAGTTGGCAATCCAGCACACCATAATAATAAAAACTGCATATACGAAGATTACTTGTGTTGGATTAATGCTATAAATAAAGGTTATAAGTTTGAAAAACTAAATGAAGAACTAACATATTTTAGAATAAATACTTCAGTGGAGAGATAAAAATGATTTTTTTAATTACTGGTGGGTGTGGATTTATTGGTTCAAATGCCGTTGATTTTTTAATAGAACAAGGGCACAAGGTTGTTGTAATTGATAATTTATCAGCAGATGTTCATGATAAATTTTATTTCAATAATAAAGCAACATATTACCACCATGATGTTTTAGATTATGTGATGTGCTCAGACGTGTTTAAGAGATATAAACCGGATGTAGTTTTGCATTTTGCCGCAGAAGCAAGAATACAAAATTGCATAGAAGATCCACAAAAAGCTTTTGAAGTTAATTCTTTGGGAACATTGAATGTGTTGGCTTTGTGCAAAAAGTATTCAGTAAAAAAGTTAATTTTATCAAGTACATCAGCAATATATGGCAACTCAAGTCAGCAACAAACTGAAAATGCAAAGCCAGATTGTTTGAACCCATATTCTTTAAGTAAGCTTCATGCCGAAGATTCGTGTCGGCTTTATAGCAAACTATATGGCGTGGAAACAGTTTGTTTGAGATACTTTAATGTCTACGGACCACGCAACCCATCAAAGGGACAATATGCTCCTGTTATCGGTATTTTTAAAAGACAAAAAAGCTCCGGAGAAAATTTAACCATTGTCGGTGATGGTGGTCAAACCAGAGACTTTGTACATGTGTCGGATGTAGTTAAAGCAAACTATTATTTTAGCCTGTCTCAAAACCAATATGGTGGTGATGTATTTAATGTTGGTACTGGAAAGGCATACAGCGTGAATGATATAGCAAATAAAATAGAACCAGACATCAATAAGCACATTCATATGACACCAAGACTCGGAGAATGCAGAGATACAAAGGCCCATATTGAAAAAATTGAGTCTGCTCTATCTTGGAAACCGACTATTGATTTGATGGAATGGCTTGACAATGATAATTAAAGTGATATAATATTATTGTGAAAAAACCAAAGAAAAAGAAAGCCAAACCATCTGATGCTGATTATGTAAATAATCAAGCCCTGTATGATGCCTTGGTAGAATACAAGAGTAAGTGTAAAGATGCTGAAAATGCAGGAAGAAAAAAGCCAAAGTTACCAGACTATATTGGTGAATGCATATTAAAGATAGCATCAAGACTTTCATACAGACCAAATTTTGCCAACTACCCATATAGGGAAGAAATGGTATCAGATGGGGTGTTAAACTGCATAACATACATTGACAATTTTGATCCCAAACTTTCAACCAGCCCATTTGGTTATCTAACCCAAATATGCTGGTTTTCTTTTGTTCGTATTATAAACAAAGAAAAGAAAGAAAAATTTGTTCAATATAAGTTTGCGGAACAACAAAACAACAAAGACTTTCAAAATTGGTTTAATGAAACCTACGCGGGTATCGATGTAGGTAGAAGAGATTTTTTTGGTCTGACAGATCTGGACATGGAAAGATTTGAAGATATGTGTGCACCAAAGAAAACCAAACGAAAGAAAAAAGTTAAAAAAGACGCTTTTGATCTATGAAAGCAGTAATTTTAAATGACACGCATTTTGGGGTTAAAAACGATTCCCCTATAATGCTTGAATACTTTTTATCGTTTTTTGAAAAGCAATTGTTTCCTTATATCAAGGAAAACAATATTAAAACTATATTCCATTTGGGCGATCTTTTTGATCGTCGCAAATATATAAATTTTAAAACTCTTAATCAAGTACAAAAAAGATTTTTAAACCCACTTCTTGAAATGGGTGTAAAATGTAATATTATCTGTGGAAACCATGATACCTATTACAAAAATACAAACAAAGTAAATTCTCTTGATGAACTTATTGCACATTATGGAAACTGGTCAGTCTACTCTGAGCCGACTGAAATCCAACTTAGCACGGGTTGTGTCGCATTGCTTCCTTGGGTCAACCCAGAGAATGAATCCGATGCAGCTGAGTTCTTGGAAAACACATCTTGTTCTATTCTGCTTGGTCATCTTGAGTTATGTGGGTTTCAAAGTATTCGTGGAGTATTTGTGGAGCAAGGATATGATTCCAAGCACTTCAACAAGTTTGAATTTGTTCTTTCTGGGCATTATCATGTTAAGTCTAGCCGCGATAACATTCATTATCTCGGTACGCAATATCAAATGGCTTTTTCGGACGTTTGGGAAGAGAAGGGCTTCCATGTCTTTGATTTCAAGGATCGCACTCTTGAATTTGTCAAGAATACAGACAGCCTATTCTATACGCTTGATTACAATGAGGATTCAAAAGAAAAATTAAACTTTGAAGACTTCAAAGACAAGTATGTAAAGATATTCATTAAAAACAAAACTAAGCAACCTTTGTTTGAGAAATATATCGACAAGTTCTATGAAGTTGGCGTGGCTGAATTGGCCGTTGCAGAAGAGGTTTCTGCAAACCCAGAGTTAGTTGCTGTAGATATCCACAAAGATACCTTGCAATTGCTCCATGAGGAGCTAGATACTATAATCGATAAATCTATAGATAAAACAGCACTTGCATCTATAATTAATTCGGCGTATAATGTTGCCTTGTCAAAGGAAGACGAATGATTGAGTTTGTGTCAGTAAAGTTTAAAAATTTTGGTTCGTTTGGTTCAAATCCAACAGAGATAAAACTCAACACAAACAAAACAACTCTTGTGACCGGGACCAACGGTCATGGAAAGTCTTTTGCTTTGTTGGATTCTTTGTGTTTTGGTTTGTTCGGAAAGCCATTCAGACCGATTAACATCCCACAGTTGGTCAACAGCATAAACAATAGAAACTGTTTGGTTGAGATTGAATTTAAGCGTTCAAACTCAACGTATATTGTTAAGCGTGGTATCAGTCCAAAAATATTCGAAATCTATAAAGATGGAGAAATGATAGATCAACACGCAAAGTCAAAAGACTATCAAGATTACTTTGAAGAGCAGATTCTTGGATTCAACTACGCAGCATTCAAGCAGGTAGTAATTCTTGGCAAGTCTAATTTCATTCCCTTCATGCAATTGACTCCAGCGGAGCGTAGAAAGATCATCGAAGGTCTTTTAGATCTTGATATCTTGGCTGATATGAACCAATATGTAAAAGGTCAACTCGGTTCGTTGAAGGTTAGTATAGGAGAAAATGAGTCGCTTTTGAAGATAGCGCATGAAAGAATCAAATCACAAAAGCAATTCATAGAACAGGTTAAAAACCACAATGCAGATGACATTAAGGCAATTGATGAAAAAATTCAATCTTTTGAAGAAAACATCAAACTTAGCAAGTCTGAAAAAGTAGAATACGCCAAGCAATTAAAAAAGTTGACTGATGAGCAGGCAAAATATCAAAAGGTTATTCAGTCTTTAAAAGATGTTCCTTTTATGTTAGCGAAGACTGAAGCCTTGGAGGCCACAATAAAGGAAGAAATTGAGTCCTTAAAGACTTCTGCAACTTGCAAGTGTTGTGGTCAAGAGCTACCAGCAGAACAAAAACAAAAGCACATTCAGGACAAAGAAACCAAACTATTAGAATGCCAGAAGGCAATAAAAATTGCCCAAGATAAAAATCAAAAACTTGTCGATGCCCAAAATGAATACAATTCCTACAAGGAACATATCGAAACCACGTCGAATGATATCATAGGGATTGACTACAGGATCGGAAACGGAGAAGAGAACGTAAAGAGACTTCAAAAAGAAAAGAAAGACAAGCAAGCATCTAACAACATCTCTTCGTTGGAAGAAAGTTTAAATAAGTCTGAATCCGAAAAACAAGACATTTCGAACAAGTTACAAAGTCTAATCAATGAACAAATTCATCACGATGTTGTATACGATATACTCAAAGATGGTGGCCTTAAGAGCCGCATTATCAAGCATTATGTTCCCATCATCAATGGACTCGTCAATAAGTATCTCGGAAAACTTAATCTCTTCGTTGACTTCAACATCGATGAGGAATTCAAGGAAACAATCAAATCAAGATACAGAGATGAATTTTCATATTCCTCTTTCTCTGAGGGAGAAAAGCAGCGTATCGATTTGGCCATATTGTTAACTTGGCGAGAAATTGCAAAGATGAAGAACAGCTTGAATTGCAATCTTTTGATTTTTGATGAAATTTTAGATTCTTCTCTTGACTCATCTGGAACGGAATCTTTCTTGAAACTATTGAACAAGATGAAGACGAAGTGCTCTATTTTTATCATCAGTCACAAATCAGATCAGCTAGCGGATAAATTTGATCAACAGATGCACTTTGAAAAGAAAAATAATTTTTCAAAGATTAAGCAAAATATCTAAATATTTTAAATGTTTAGAGGCGAATACAAAATTAAAAATGTTAATGGAAAACCCATTACATATACCCGTGGTGATGTAGTTTCATATCAGGGAAAGGTTTACGAGTGCAAAATTCAAACAGAAAAAAGCCCACTCCAAGCCTCTAAAAAATGGTATTTTGTAGGACTTACCGAAAACACTGTTTCTGAACAACCACCAATAAATCCAGCAGAAGGACAAATTTGGACATCAACAAACGGTGTATCTTATGTGTGGTTTAATGATGGCAACAGTTTTCAGTGGATTGAAACTTGATTTACTAGACAATGGAGTTATATTACAGACATGAACGATGACAGTTTTGAAAAGTTTACTAACCGCCGCAAGAACAAGCCTTCAGGTTTAGGTAAAAAACAACAAAACAGAAATAAACGCGGCAGCAGACATGAGCAAAAACAACAGCTCAATGATGTTATGTATCGTAAAAACCGTGACTTTGAATAATTTACAAAAGGATTTATATGACAACTGTGACAAAAATGAGACTATCTAAAGAAACCCTATCTATTCTTAAAAACTTCTCGGCAATCAATTCAAACATTTTGATCAAGCCGGGAAACGTAATTCGTACTATGTCTTCCGGTAAGAACATTTATGCGGAAGCCACCCTACAGGAAGACTTCGACACTGATATCCCCATTTGGGATCTCAATAAGTTTTTGGGTGTTGTTAGCTTGTTCCCGAATCCAGATCTTGAATTTTGCGATACTCACGTAGACATTTCAAATGGAAAGTCTTCCGTAAGGTATTACTACTCGGAGCCGTCTCTTCTTACTGTACCAAACAGGGAACTTAAGATGCCAGATGTTGCCGTTAGTTTTGATTTGGATGAACACAATCTAAACGAGATTCTTAAGGCTTCAAGTATTCTACAGGTAAGCGATATGAAGATTGTTGGTGAAAATGGCATTCTTAAGATTATTGTTGACGATTCTAAGAATGATACCTCAAACAGTTTTTCTATTTTGCTTGATGAAAACTATACTGGCTCCGACTATGAGGGAACCTTTAATGTTTCTGAAATCAAGTTTCTTCCGGGTTCATACAGAGTCGAACTGACAAACACTATCATTTCCAGATTCACTCACCAAACTCAAAACCTTTCCTACTACATCGCAATTAAACGAGGTTAAATTCTTTTAGTTTTTTTAACTAATCTATACCAGTTAGTGTATAAAGGGTTGTCTAATCTTTTTCTTACACTAACTGGTATAGATTTTTGTTTAAAATATATTTCAGCTTCACCTATTGAATCAAATTTAATACCTTCACATACGCATGGATTTTTTAATGCTTTTGATATTTTAATATTAGGACCTCGTTTTTGACCAAAATTTGGATTATCTTTGCCAAATTTACCCCACATTGGATTACCTTTACCACTATATTTTTTTGAAAGAATTAATCTTTCTTTTTTAGATAAAAGTTTAGTTTTTCCACCATCTCCACCTTTAGTCATATTGTATTTTGGTTTTAATTTTTTTATCCATTTTATTTCTTTAAAATTTAATAATTTTTTATTTGTTTTTTCTAATAAAAATATTGAAAAATTTTGCTCACCGTATTTACGTATTGCTCTATAAAAATATGTTTCAACATTATTTCTTGCTTTATAAATGTGTTCTTTTAACCGTAGATTAATATCTTTTTTAGTTTTGCCAATATAGAAATCGTGTGTTATATTATTGGTAATCTGGTAGATAAACATATTTACCGCCTTTTTGAAAAATACCGTCCCAAATATTTATAAATTATGAATTCTGATATTAAAAAATTGTTGTGGGTAGAGGCATACAGACCAAATACTCTATCTGATTGCATTTTGCCAATTGACCTTACTACTATCTTTAATGGTATGGTCAAAGAGGGCAAGATGCCAAACATGCTTTTTTATGGAAAAGCTGGTACAGGAAAGACAACTGTAGCCCGAGCACTAGCACAGGATCTTGGTATGGATTCTATGCTTATCAACTGCTCGGAAGACAATGGAATCGATACTCTTAGAGTTAAGATTCGTCAGTATGCATCTACAGTATCCTTGAGCGGTAATGGCAAATTAATGATTCTTGATGAGTTTGATTATGCTACAAATGCAGTTCAAACTGGTTTGCGCGGAGCTATTGAGGAATTTGCTAACAACTGCAGATTTGTCCTCACATGCAACTACAAGAATAGAGTAATCGATCCACTACACTCAAGATGCACTGGTGTAGATTTTACTATTCCTTCCCAAGAAAAAGCTCAAATCGCCACAGCGATAATGAAGCGTATTGAGTATATTCTTGAAAAAGAATCTATCTCATATGAGAAGAGTGTTCTTGCTAACCTAATCAAAAAGCATTTTCCGGATATTCGAAGAATAATCAACGAACTACAGAAGTATTCTTCTTCTGGCAAAATTGACATTGGCATACTTTCACAGGGAAGCAGCGAATCTTATAAAGAGCTTATCGGCTACATGAAGAACAAGGATTTTGCTTCATGCCGTAAGTGGATTGTGCAAAACATTGATTTGAATACCGCTGACTTTTTTAAGAGACTGTACAATGAAATGTACACATCCCTTAAACCAAATTCCGTACCACAAGCAATTCTTATCATCGCAGAATACCAGTATAAGTCTTCTTTTGCTGCTGACCAAGAGATCAATACGATGGCAATGGTTGTACAATTGATGATGGATTGTGAGTTTGCCTGATGGAACTTAAAGATTTTTTAAACAGCATAAATTACGATAAAAAACCCCTGTTCGATCAGGATGAAAAAGCGGATAAAATCTATCCACCATTTATCGTTAATAAGTGTCTTTCATATTTTGCAGATACTATATTCCACGCCAACGAGATAAACTGTCATTGGTGGGCGGACAAGAAGATGCAGTTTGATTTTTATCGTCTTTCTGTAAGAAAGAAGAAGCGGTTTTCTCATTGGATCAAAAAAGAGACCGAAGACAATATAGCTATAATTAAAGAGGTTTACGGATACACAGACGCCAAAGCTCAAGAAGTCCTAAATATACTTGGACCCAGTGATATAGAAAAGTTAAAGCTTTTCTTACAAAAGGGTGGACTTAATAATAAAGAGTGAGGCTGTATGTCGGAAAACTCAGATAAAATTTTTAATAATGTAGGCGTTCATGTAAACTTATTTGATCCTGAAGATTTCATGGTTGTAAGAGAAACCCTATCTCGGATAGGCGTGTCCCCAAAAGGTAAAAAAATACTTTATCAATCATGCCATCTAATTCATAAAAATGATGTGTACATTGTAGCCCATTTTAAAGAGCTATTTGCTTTAGATGGTCTCCCATCAAATGTCTCGGAAGACGACATTAAAAGAAGAAATGCCATTATTCAACTTCTTGAAGACTGGGAGCTGCTAGAGATAGTAGATAAGCAAAAAGTAAAAGAAAAGATGCCAGTGGCAGGTTTAAAAATCATTAAATATAATGAACGGGATGATTGGGACTTGATCCCAAAGTTTAATCCCGGTTCTCTTCGTAGGTTTTTTAATACATAAGGATGAATATGCACAAATTAACTTTGAGTATGATCGTAAAGAACGAAGCTCCAAACATCGAAAGATGCTTGGCTTCATGCGCACCATTCATTGATTACTATGTAATCTGTGATACCGGATCCACCGACAATACAAAGGAGATCATCAAAAAGTTCTTTGATGAAAAGGGTATTCCGGGGGAGATTCACGACCATGAATGGTCTGACTTCGGTACAAATCGTTCTAAGGCACTTGAACTTTGCCTAGGTAAAACCAAGTGGGCAATTATGATTGATGCCGACGACTTTATCGTTGGAACTCTACCAGTTGACAAGTTTGACGATAATTTGGACGGTTATGTTGTCCAAATCAAGCGTGGAGAGTTTAAGTGGCTAAGAGCCCAATTGTTCAATCTAGCAAAGAAGAAGTGGTGGTATGAAGAGCCACTTCACGAATATGCTATTTGCGAACAGCCAATGAATGTCCAGAAGCTTGAAGGCGATTATGCTTGGGAAGTAAGGACAGAAGGTTGTCGTTCCAGATCTGTATCAAACGACATCGAAAAGTATACCAAGGATTATTACGTTTTGAAGGGATTCTTGGACAAGAATCCAGATCAACCAAGAAAGCAATTTTATGCAGCTCAGTCGGCATTTGATGCAAGAATGTTTGCGATTGCCGAAGAAGAGTACATGAAGCGCATTAAGCAAGGTGGCTGGCATGAAGAGGTATTCTTCTCATGGATGCGTGTTGGTATGTGCAGAGAATTTTTGGGCAAGCCAGTTGAACAGATTGCAGATGCATTCATGATGGCCTTTGAAAGCGCTCCAAATAGAGTCGAACCACTATATCACTTGTCTTGCATTTATAGAAAATATGAAAGACCAAGAAATGCCTTCCTAGTGGCCTCATTGGGTCTGAGCATGCCACTACCACAGAATGATATCTTGTTCGTTGACAACGCAAACTATCTTTGGGGAATTTTTGACGAAATCGGTACGACAGCGTTCTATGCTGGAAGACCGCAAGCAGGTATGGCAGCATGTCAAAAATTGTTAAACGAACCACACTTGCCTAACGAACACAGACCAAGAGTAGAAAATAACTACAAAATTTATATGCAGGCTTTCCAAAAGTTCCAAGAACAGGTTGCAGAGCAACAAAAAGATTGGGCAGAAAAGACTGCAAAAAACATGAATAGGACAACTTTGGACATTGATCCCAAAAAAGTTGCAGTAACTCTTTAATTTTTAAAAAGACCTAAATACTTAATAATAGCCTCTAATAAAGGCTATTATTTTTTGGGAGCAAAAATGCCAGACTCGTACAATCCTACTATAGTAAAAGGTGATACCGTAACATGGGCCGTGGGGGTTTGTGGTGGCACAGGAGCTGCTTATAACCTCACTGGGGTCACTTTGACTATGGAAATTAGAAAATCTTATTATCCCGGAAATGAAATTGTAAAATATGTTAAAGGGGTTACTACGGGAACCACATTTAACCCACCAGATGGCATTACAGGTGGTATAGCTGTAACTGGCACAGGTGGACTTATTTATGTAACAATAGGATCAAATTACACAAATCAGTTCCCGGAT